TGCCCGTCACTCGGCTGGAGCGCGAAGAGCACGGTCCCCGTCGCCAAAGTGCCGGCCGGGTTGAGGAAGAGGCGCGACGTGTTGTTCTTCGCCTGAATCGAGAATGCCGTCACCGGGACAACGTATTGATAGGCCGGAACCCCCGCGACCGATTGGGGCGATACAAAGCTGTTCGTCACACCCGGCGCGCCGCCGGGGTGAATGTCCATCGTATCGGCCGATCCGATCGTCGTTACCATATTGACGGGCGGGACAAGCTGCGCCCACGCCACACCCGCAATAGCGAGCAGGCCGACACCACCCGCGATCAGCGAAAACTTGCGCATTTCATTCTCCTCAACAGGTTGGTATCAACCAACGTCACGCGCCCGCGTAATGGGGGCGGCAGTAGACACGAATGTTCGCCGTCGCCGCTGCGCCCTGTGCGGTGGTCAGCGAGAAATAGATCGTCCGCAGATTGTAGAGTGCGGTCGCATTGTTGAGCGTCGCGCTCATCACGCTACCGGCCGAATTCACCGCCGCTGCGGTCAGGGTAGAATACGCCTGAGAAGACGCCACGATAGCCGTGCCGCCCTTTGACGCAGCGGGATAGAACCCTCCGGCCGCTGTCGTCAGAGACACGCTGGCGGCGGAAATCTGGATACCTTCGATCTCGTAATTGACCGAAGGGAAACTGATCGGGATGGCTTGATCGGCCGTCGAATTCATGTTGGCCTTGAGCAGCGTCCCGCACTGAATCCGACCGGGCGCGAACCCACTCCACGGGCTCGTCGGGAACTGATTTGTCGTCTGCGCACCGACCGCTATCGGAAAAAGAGCGGTTGCGAGCAGAATGCCGAGAAATTTCTTCATCGCATCGCTCCTATTGAGGCCCAGCAGTTGCGCCGGTTCCCGTAGTCGAAAGCCTGTAATTTATGGTGCCGGAGGTGTACGTTGTGCAATCCAGTCGGTACAGCATCCCCTTCTCCGGCTCGAACGCCGTTATTGACGCATCCGTGTTGGCGGTACTCCACACATTCTGTGTACCACTTCGCCCAACCCCTGCGACGATCCAAGTCGTGCCGCCGTCGAACGAGCGTTCAAGTTGAACGGTCCCGCTCCAACTTCCGTTCGGACCACTTGAACCGTAGACGGAAACATTGAACCATCCGGTGACGAGAAAGGACGCGCTATGCCCGGTAGCGGTGAAACTCCCCGCTACGACCGCATTTGCCTGATCCTCCGCTGGGGGCTTCTGCGAGACGTTTGCCGGGATGCCAGCAAGCGCCAACGCACCCGCTACGATGAGAGCCGGGAGAACCCCGATGGCTACGGAACGCCACTTCATCGGCTACACCGTATAGGTCTGCCCGGCCTGGTGGGCAGCTTGCGGAGGTCGGCGAGGATCGAACCCACGCTCGTCCTCCGGGGTGGAAACCGATTCGACCGGCGATTGCGAAGGCAGACCGGCAGAAGCGAACGGGCCGCTTTCTGGCGTCGGGTTCTGTCTGCGTGCGGCTTCCGCCTCGGCGACACGCTCGCCGATGGATTTCTGCGGGCCGCCAATCCACCGCATCATCGCCGCATGAACCTGTCTCGCACGGTCGTCAAGCGGCTGCATGTATTCGTTCGGATAAAGGAGGGTGCGGATCTCGCTTCCAACCCGGTACTCGATCTCGCCCGCAAACAGCGGCTCATTGACCAAACGGTAGAGCGGACGGACATCATCCGCTTTGCACTTCTCCAGAAGTGCGTTCATCTCAATGAACCCGTCCGCTCGCCGGTTGACCTCTTCCGAGGGAAGGGGTTTGGAATATCCCGGTGCCTGAGATGCGTGGGTCAGGGTCAGCTTCTCAATCGCCGCAAGGAGCGCCATCATCCCGATATCCGGGGTAGTCGCGACCGGCGCCCCCATCGCCTTCAACCGAGAAGCAACCGCCGCATCAATGAGGCTCGCCACGGCGGGATTGTTGAGAAGCGCCGTGACCTGAGCCGCTACGGCATCGTTCTGGTCGGGTTCGCCGATGCCGAGAGCGCGGTCATCCTCGGAGATCGCAGATTGAGACTGGATTGGACGAGTCTTGCGACCCAACCTACCCTCCGCCCGCGCGCGATCCATGCCCTCACGCATCTTGGCAAGATGCTCAGGAGATAATTTCTGGCCCTTCTTCATCAGTAGGCTGCCGGATAGGACGGGGCGTTGTCGTTGCCCGTGGTGACGCCGGCGAACGCAATCGTGCCGGCGGTCATCGGCCCCGTTGCCACGACGTAATTCAGCCGCAGGAAGCGAGGGAATGCCTGCCCCGGAGCGCGGGGGGCAATCGTATAATCGACGATCTGCGCGCCTGCGGCCAACTGAGCGAGGGACAGAGTGTCGGTTTCCATGATCGTCTGCCACGCCGCAGGCGTATAGCCCGGAGCCCCACTATCCACGGATTCCTGCACCTGCACCTGCATCGTGCCGGCCCCACCCGCAGTGAACGCCGTCCCGAGAATGACGCAGATTTTCGGCGGGCTCACACCGTCGCCGATACCGACATCCTCACCGAAAACTGCGTTCGAGATGCCGAAACTGTTCGGTGGGGCATTCCCCACACCCACCCCGGCGAAGTCGATAACGCCGGTCGAGGGGGCCGTGACCGTGATCGCACGGTTGGAATCCAAAACTAACTGGAGATCGAGGATCGACATGGTATTATCCTCTTATGGATAGAGTGACACGGGAGGCGGCGCGCTCCGCCGGCCTAAAACGATACTTCACCGGCGAACCGTGCCGGGCGGGACACGTCGCAGAGCGCGCGACGAATAGTGGGGCCTGCCTCGCTTGCGTGAAGGCAGCGAAGGAACGTTTTGCTGATCGCAATGGCCGTACCTACAAACGGCACCACGGAAATCCCGAACGCAAGGCGGCCAAAGCGGCTGGTCTGATTCGATATTCAACAGGCGGCCCATGTCGCAACAGACATACGAGCGAGCGGTATACGTTCAACGGTAAGTGCATTACCTGCGAGGCTGAGAAGCATGCCAGGTGGCTTGCCGCCCGACCGGGCCTTGAAACGGAATGGGTAAGGAAACGGAGAGACAAGGACCGAGAGCCCTCGCGAGCAGCGGCGAGAAGATGGTATGCGAACAACCGCGAGAAGGCGGCTGAGGTGTTGAAGCGATGGATAGCAAAAAATCCTGAACGCAATCGACAGATTCATCGTGCCGCCACCAGCCGACACCGCACCAGAGTCGCAGGGAATGGTGGCACTTTTACCGCCGATGACATCGTTGCATTGATCGAAAAACAACGAAAGTGCTGCGCTGGATGCGGCAAGCGTTCCCCGAACTTAGAGGTAGACCACATCATCTCTGTCGAGAAGGGCGGCAGTAGCGACCCCACGAACCTACAACTCCTTTGCCGTTCATGTAATGCATCTAAAGGATCAAAAGATGCTATCGCATGGGCACAATCAAAGGGTCGGCTGATGTAGGTTAAACCACTCTAGATTCTGTCGAAAGGAGCTTGTCGACGACGCGGATCGGAACCATGCGGAAACTCGTGACCGGCTCGCCCGCGTAATCCCGTGGCCCCAGGAGGACATTGCGATCTCGAATTGCCTGGATGTCCATGTACCCACGCACAGTGCGGGGCGCATAGAACGCAGGGCGCACGACAAGGCCGGCTTCCGATTTCGCATCGGTCTCGGTGACGCCGCTGACGCCGCGCGCCATCTTCGGCAGGCGCAGGACCATCTTCGACATCGTGGCGAACATATCCGCCGCGTTCGGCCCACCCAGCCCGGCATTGGTCACGTCGAGATTACAGAAGCGCGAACCCCAGCGCCAATCCTCGACGCAAAGCCCGGCCTCCTGCTTGAACCAGGTGATCGCCGCGCGATACGGATTGCCGAGGCTGTCATAGGCCAGTTCGGTGTAATCCAGGGGTTCCACCGTAAGACCCGCTTTGGCCCCCTTGGGAAACATGCCGTAGATCGAACGCGGCGACCAGCCGATCAGCATGATCGATGCGTTCGCCGTTCCCAACCCGCCGCCGTCGAAGACATTGGCCGCGACCGGAGAGGTCGCCGGGTTCACGGTGTTGTAAAACGCCGCGAAGAGGCCGCTGAACGAGGCGGGATTCGCCGGCTGGTTGCCGTAGAAGAACTGCCCCGCGACGGTCTGCCCGATACCTTCCAGGATGCCGTTGTCCTCCGTGTACCGGAAACGCATCTGGTCCCGACCCGCGCCCGCCATCTCCAGGAGCTTGCGGTCGATCGTGGAATTTCCCTCGATCATGCCGCAGTTGACGCGGCCCTGGGCGGTGGTCGTCTTCATCATCGGGACACCTTGCCCGATATAGCGCCACCAGCCGGTCGGGATACTGGTTCGCACGGTGAAGACGTTGCCGGTATTGGTATTGCCTTCCTTCCAGACGAGATCGTCGTAAATCTCATCGGCCATCGAAAGGAGTTCGGCCACCTCTGCGGTATCCCCATCGGGGTCCGTCCGGCGGGCGAGATCGATCAGGGTCAACATTGCGCCAGTGGCCATTTTACTGCTCCGTCCTCATAGTGGTGCCGTAACGGCGCTCGGCGGGGTCGCCGCTACGAGCAGTCGGTGGTGCCGGACGCGGCCCCGGCCTGGCCTCTTTGAACTGCTTCGCCATATTGGAAAAGGCGCGGATCAGCGCCCTGTGGTTCCCGACCCCGCTGGTCAGGAGCACGTTGCGCAACTCCTCGACCTGCTTATCGGTCCCGCCGAATTGCTTGATCGCCCAACGGGCATCGTTGAGCGTGGTGTCGACCCGGTTCTTGAACTCGGGGTCTTCCCGGAATTCCTTTTCCCAACCTCGCACGGTCTCGGCGAACACATCGAACTGACGCTGCACCAACCCGTCATTGATGCGCTTCACCTCGGCGGCGTGCAGGTTCGCAAGTTCCTGCGCGGCTTCCGGCGTCACCTTGTTCGCGCCAAGGATGCCGACGAAGGAAGAGAATGTCGGGTCGTCGTTAGAGGGAGCGGTAAATCCCTCGGGCCACGCGAAATTATAACTCGGCGGGGCTTCCTCTACCGGAAGAGGCTCGGCCGCAGGTTCCGTAACCGCAGGAGCAACCGGCTCGGCCGGAACTTCGACAACAGGCTCAGCCGGAGGAGTCGCATCGCTCAACAGCGTCGGCTCGGCTGCCGGAGCAACGGGCGCTTCCACTACCGGAACGGGGTCCGGCTGTACGACCGGGGCTTCTGCGACAACCGCCCGCAGAACCGGTGCGGGAGCGGGTGGGGCTTGGACTACCTCTACAACAGGGTCAGACATTCGTTCCTTGGTGCTCGCGCCTCATCAGGGAGGCCAGTTGTGGCGAAATGCCGTCAAGTTCGGTCCAGATCCGCCAGCCGCAGGATTGCCGGCCCTGATAATAGGAAGTCGCCATCGGATCGGGGAAACCCGTAGGAGAAGCGGCAAAAGTGACCGAAAACGTCCCGAATTCCTGCAAAAGATCCCAAAGCCACTCTCGGGCGACAGAATCGCTGAGAATCCGCGTAACCACCGCATGCCTTTGCGCCCGACGAAAGTCCGCGTCCTTCTCATGCTCATCGATACGAGCCTGATCCCGGCCCTCGAAATCGATAATCCGGTCTTCCGGCGCACGTTCGCTCATTGCGCCCTGAGTTTTGAGGCTTCAAACCAGCCGTGAATATCACCCGGAAGAATGAGTTTACCCTGAGACCGCCCCGTGGGCCTCTCGGCCAGGTCAGTCACCCGACGCAGTCCCAACTCGAACAAATCCTCCAACGAGCCGAACGCCGCCCACTTTTCCATCAGCCGAAGCCTCTGGACGAGCGGGAGAGCCCGCGCATAAACCGCCCCCAGCTTGATCCACCGCGCATCGTCTCCGCGCCAATGGAACATCTGCCGACAGGTGCCCTCAAGTTTCTTCAGCGCGTCGACCAGATCGGCATATGCCTGCCCTCTGGGGCTTGGCTCGACGGCGTTCATCTTCAGCTTCTGGCACGCCTCAAGCCCGATCCGAAGCTGGGCACGGTGCTGGGACAGCAACTCCGGCTCGGTCAGCATTCCGGGATCACCCGCACCGACCTTATCATCACCTCGCGCGCCTCCGCCCGATAGTCAGCAATGGCTTGGCGCACTTCCTCGCTATTCCCCCGTTCCTTGGCCTGCGCGATCAACTCCGTCCATTTCCGCTTGACCGCGATCAATTCGCTCATCACGCGTTCCCCTGCGGGGCCTGGCCCGGCCCCACTATCCGCCCAAGCGCGGTATCCGGCGTCACGTTCGCTCGACCGAGGGCCTGAGCCCCCTGAACTCCAGCCGTCGCGAATTGAGCGGCCTGTGCGGCCTGCTGCTGCTTGTCGTAATTCTGGCTCATCTGCTCGACGAGCCTCGGCGCTCTGATAATCCTGGCAGGAACCCCCAGAAGATCCGCCATCTCCCTGGTCGCCTCGTTCTCATCCAGGTTGAAAACAGCTTTCGGGTAGACTGGCTGGATCGACTGAGCAAAGGCGAAAGCTCGTTGAATCGCCACGGTGGCGGTCGCCCGCTGCGCCATCGTCAGCATCGAAATGAATTCGATCTTCGTACCCAGACGACGGATGCTCTCGGGCTTCGGGGGGATAAGCCCCCGGCGCTCCATGATCGCCAGTTGCCGGGTAATCCGCTGCCGGATCGCCCCGAGAACTCTTCCGATGACCGGTCCGAGTTGAACCAACTGCTCGGCTTTGAGAGCGTCGATTTCGGTCGCCGTCACCTCGCCGTGAACGCTCTCCCTGAGGCTCTCCACCATGCGGAAGAGATTGTTGAAATAGATCCGACCGATCCGCTCCTGAATCTGCGTAATGTCAGCCGTAATCGCAGGAAGGTCGGGACGGATCTCGTAGAGCGGATAGAATGTCGGCTTTCCGTTCGCGGTGTTGACGTAGGTAACCCCGTCAGGCCGGGTCGAAGTCGGCGCATTCAACAAAGAAGGATCCGCCCCCATCGGCGGGCGAACCACTTTCTCGATCGCCTCGGCCTTCCGCGCAGTCTCCAGTTGAAGCTGGATCGTCGCACCCAAGGCGTCCGAACCCGGTCCTCTTGCATAGGGATCGTTCGAGACCGTGTTCCACCGCATCACCGAGAACGGCTTCTCCCGGAACCCCGCCACCGATAGAGGGCTCGTTCCAGGCTTTCCCCTCAACCAGAACACCTCCCGCCAAGCAAAACCCCCAGGCACAACACCACAATCGCTATTCCGATCATCCCTGACCGCGAAGTTCGGCTCTATGGCGTGCCCGACGACAAACTCACCCTCAAGGGCCGCGCCCTTCTGAAACCACGCCTGCTTCACCTCGCCCGAGCAGTTGTCCAGCCCGAACCGCTCGACCAACTGGTTGACGGTCAGGCGAAACTCGGCATAGAGCACTTCATCGGTGAAATCGAACCCCGCGCCAAGAAAATACTCCCCGGCGCAGTAATTATACGAATGCATGATATTTTCGTCATGCTCGTAGTCGATGACCACACCATTCCCGAAAAACGTCATGTCCTCATAGGCTTGCGCGAGGGAATCGTAGAAGTTCGATTCCGCCTGCACATACCTTAAGCGATCGGTTACGTCGTCGAACCAAATCTGCCCCAAACGATCCAGTTCCACCCCCGGCTGGCCCGGCCCGATCTTGTACCAGGGACGGTCGGGATCGGTGAGGCCCGACATCATCCCCGTGGCGCAGGTCTGCCCGGCGAGGGTCGCGGTTTCGTCGATTATGAGGCCGTCTCTTCGCAGACCCCTGTCGTAGGTGTTGGCCGTGATGAAGGCGTGGTAGCGCCTCGGTAATTGATACCGGGCGATCTCCGCCCAATGCTGCCACCACGACACCCGCCAGTTGGTATAGGCCGCGATCCGGGATTCGAGGTGCAGGTAGAACGTGTTCCACCCGCTCAGCTTGGTCTCCGGCTCGTCCAGAGACGGATCGCTCGGCTCCAACGCCAGAAGCGCGGGAGATGCCCTCGTATAGAACGGCCGAACGACTTCGGCTAAAGCAGCGGCAGAACGCATTTCAAGTGCCGGTAAGCTGCTTCACCGCCGTCGCCGGCTGATTGACCCCCTGCCCTCCGGTCAGAAGCGTCTGGTCGAACCCCGCCCCCGCCGCTGCTGAGATCGCCGAGCGCTCCGCTGCCGCCGCCTGGGACACGCCAGCCGAGGCCTGGCTTGGCGGGGCCGGAGGTGGGGGAGGGGG